ATCTAATCACCGTCGTCAGAAAGCCGGGCGTAGACGAGGTGTCGGATATTGCGTACTTGCCAAGAAGAAACTGTTGCGAGGTAAAGAAGAGTCTGCCCCCAGTCTCAAAAGCCATGAACTGATTGTCTCCTGCGAGCCTCTTGATGACGTCCCATGTGGACTCGTCGGTCGTGTCGTTCCTAATCCGAGAGATAGACGACTTGGCCGCCGTGCTCTCGCCAAAGAAGTCAAGTCCGACGAGCCTTGCCCGTTCGGAACAGAAAGATGTTGCTGACCCCGCGGTAAACACCGCCGAGCCCTTATCTCTACGAAGTTGCTGTATTCCCGTCAGCCTGCACTCAAGGACGACTGTCTCTCCTGCTGAACCCTGCGATACCTCTATTACGGATATCTCAAAGATTTCCCCAAGGCAGCTCACCTTCTGCCTAAGTTGAAAGTAGTTGGCGTTCATGTAGACGAGTCCTGGGTCAGCAACGGTGATGGCCACCTGACTAATCTCAGCAGATGTGAGGCTCACACTCATGCTCGTGATGATCTCTGAGATATCAGCGACGGGGCCGTCAGACCTCTGATACTTGCCAGTAGCGGGCGTTGGTACAACATTCGCTCCTGCGGACAGATATGAGAAGAGGACACCAAACGCAACTGCCGTAACCGTAAATGTTCCGTCCCAGCCCGCACCAAGACCAGACACTATAACTTTGTCGCCGACGGATAGGTTGTGGGGTGCCTGTGAAGAGAGAACGACAGAGCCGTCCTTCCTTGACTTTGAGACCACAATGCCTGGCTCCCCAAGGTCTCCGAGGAGAACCCCGGTTATGGTCACGGGACACTCCCTCCGCCAGAGGTGCCAGGACCAGTAACTGCTGGCCCTGCGTCAATGATTGCTTTGATGCGGTCAGCATCACTTCCACGCTGAGTCTCGTCGGTGGCACCAGGATTCGTTACGCTATTTCGTGATGCGGGCAGATCCTTGATCGTGGGCATACCTGGGACAACAGAAGGTGTTGCCATTACCTCGGTGAATGTGAGATCGGCCTCGGCGATCGTCACCTCGTTGGCCGCGTTCCTCCTCATTGACTTGAAACGTATATCGGTAATCCTCCACCTCTTCTCAGGACTAACGCCAGAATAAAACAATGACACGTCGTAGTCAAGGTTGGCGAGTGCCTCGAGTGCGTCCACCTGAGACTGAGCTGATGAGGCATATGTTCTATCTGCGTTGAGAACCATGACCGTGATAGTGAGTTGCTGAAGGTTGATAGAGGATGATCTCAGTAGGGATTTTCTACCTGGGCGAGCAATCTCGCTGTAGTTAATGCCAACCCTACTCATGGAGACTTCGTTGGGCGAGATGACAAAGGAGTACGAGACCCTGTCGGTACTTGTTGCGGAAACTGTTGCAAAGGAAACGATCTTGAGTCTTTTCGCATCGGGGAGGACGGTGATGGCCGCCCCTGATCCGGTCGACGTCATTACACTTCTTCCATCCCTTGACCAACCAGAGAGTACGGGCATTGTGGTGCGCCTTCCCGCAGCGTTTCTTCTATTGGTTTCGGATGTCATGGCATTGCTGGAGATAGTTCTTGCCGTTGCTGTAGTTCGCACGCCCCGAGGCGGCGTTGTGCCTGACGATGGCCTATGTACCTGATACCAGGCGAGTGGCGGAAGAACTGCACTCATGACCTCTCCCTCCTATTTCTCTCTGCCCTTGCGATTCTGTCCATGACTGCGTTTGCGATCTCCTGCGGATCGGCCCCGTCGCCATGTATCTGGAAGTTGTAGTTATTAGTGGAACCGCCGGAACCGCTGGAATCGTAGCCGACAGACCGCGTGGAGGTCGTGTCGCCTACGGGTGGAACTACATGGAGATGCTTGTTTGCGGTGTCGCCGTGGAACTCAGCAAAGCCACCAGCAGTCTTGACATTGTTGGCGTAGGAGACAAGATTGTCGCCAACTAGGTCGTACGCTGCGCCGGTTGCGTGATCAGATCCCATCGAGCCGAGGTTCGTGTTCCTGAGACCAGAGGTGACCATGCGCTTTCCTGGAACCATGGCATTGAGCCTGTTATGAGACGACATGGTGCGAGCGAATCTGCTCGTCGTGGTATCCCCGCCGAAGATGCCCGAGACATCGGGTAGGTTATTGGGGTCGTATCCGACGACGGTCGGTGTATATGTTACCGGGTAATCTCCAGGTTTTGTCGCTTCAACCGGCACGACGGGGACGACTGGAGGCGTGCCGCCCGTAAGTGCGGCCCTGATTGCATCAGCCGCAAACGACCCACCATTATAGAAGGCGTTAGCCATTGCCGTAGATGAGTTAAGGAATGTGCTCTGAAGCATTGTTTCTATCTTTTTCCTAGTCTCGGGGGTTGACTCCATGTCATGGTCGACGAGGAACTGTTCGATTGCATCTGCCTTTGCATCAAGCAGAGCGGTGATCTCTTCTTGTTTCATGCCCGGCGTAATGGACGCTGCGAGATCGTTTGCCGAGTTGGTCATCAAGGTCGTGAAATCTTTATTAAATATCGAGTCAAACTGCAGTCTGGCGAATGGATCAGTCTTTGCTGTTTCAAGGTCGGCAAACACCCCTTGAACAAGCTTCACTAATGGATCCATGACATCTGAGGAGACGCCACCGGCAAATCCCTGTACAAGCAACTCCCAGAGTTGATTCTGTAGTTGGCCAGGAGCACCAGGTTCGCCGTTCTCGCCTGGAGTACCAACAAGATCCGACCAGTTGGTCGTCCCGGCAGCAAGTGCCGCAACCGCATTGCCAACAACCTCATTCAATGTTGACGCCGAAACCGAAATCCCCTCGGTCTTCCCCACATTGCCCTTCGTGCTAAAGAATGTCTCAAGTTGTTGCTCTAACCTGCTCGAAGATTCCGCAAGAGACAAATCTAGTTGACTCTGAGCAAGCAAACTCCTACCAAGTCGTCCGGCTCCGTTGGCCCGATCCGCGGCTACATCGCCAGTCATACCAATGAGGGTGTTGAACTCCTTGATACCGACACCGGTCTCCGAAAGCGATATACCCAACTTGTCAAATAAGTCGGCAACTTCGTTCATTGACACGCCAGTGCCGTCCAGAACATTTGATGTCTTTGCAGAAATCATACTGAAGTTATCTTGTTTTTGTTTAATCTTGTCTAACTCATTCAGATACTCCTGACTTGCCGCACCAACATCTGGGAACTTCTCCTCTAGTGCAGTTAGTTCTGCATTTAGTGCGCTTATCTTTCCCTCTAGGGGGATGTTGGCGAGATATTCAAGTGCCCCCATGGTGTCCCTACCGTCGCCAAAAGCCTTGTCAATAGCATCGGCTGCATAACCAACACTTGCGGCGTATTCTTTGCCTATATTTTCAATGGCATTGAGCTCAAAATCGCCCGAAACACCGGTTGCTGAGTTTGAGAGACCAGTGAGTTCGTGCATCCTCGTTGTTGTGTAGCTACCATCTGCGTTTGTGGTACCGACGTCGACCGGTAGTGAGGTGGGCGTGAAGCCGGCCTTACCAGCGAAGTCAATAAAGCCCTTGACTGCTGCCGGTAGGCTTTCTGTGTACACGGTGTCAAAGTTATTTGCATCCCTCTGCGCCTCAAGGTCGGCAATCTGTTTTTTAAGTCCTCCACCGCTCAGACCACTAAGTTTTGCTATTTCCTCATACGTCATATCGGCATTGGCTTGAGCAGTAGTGAAATCAGACTGCCTGTTGAATAAGTTGTCGCCAGTGATTTGACTCTGAACATTCTGAACGGATGTAACCGTGTTTTGCCTACGTAACTTTTCGGCGTTTCTCCACCCCGAGATCGCCCCGAATATACCTCCACCGACTGCGCCGGCGAGCATCCCCCACGGACCAAATGCCGCACCCATTGAGGCCCCCATGCCAGCCCCAGAGAGGGCTCCACCAGCGGCCGCCATCCCCTTGTTCGTTCCCGCCTTTTGAGTGATGTATCCGCCAAGCATGGTCGCACCGACCGTGGCCGCCATTGCGCCAGCGGCCTTGCCGAACTTCGCCCCAGCGTCCTTAACGAAAGCCTTACCCGCCGCCTGACCCTGTGCCTTCCCGGTGGCTATTGCTTGAAGTTTGCCCTGTTGTATTACCTTTTCGTTTGAGGCCCTTCGAGTTGCGATCGTCCCCTTCGCAACTTTGCCTTGCTCTGCCTTGGCATGAGCCATTGCCTCGTCGTTGGTGAAATCTTGCCCAGTGGCGGAGTTTCTGTAACCCTGTTGAACTGGGTCAAAGACGAATCCCTTTGACTGCAGGTACGCATGCGGAGACATGCCCGCCGCGGTCTTGCCAAGCAACGACGCCCTCTGTGCCCTATTCTTCATGATGGCGTCAATCCTGGCCTGTTGCGTTGCCGCTACAGAGCCCTGGATAGTCTGCCCCCTCCTATTGGTGAAGCCATTGGCCATTGCACTACGAGAACTTGAACCACTCAATAATGCAGACGCACCAAGACCCATACCTCCACGCATATTGCTGGCAAGTCCGTAACCAAGATTGCCGGACATGGCAAGCGAAGGCAGCCTACCTGCACCGGCCTCGCGGTTTGCTGCGTAGTTGCCAACACTTGATGCCCCGTACTTGGTGTTCATGCCGAAACCAGACATGCCCATCATCAGTGGCATCATTAGCGAGCCAAGTATTCCGCCTCCGCCCATACCGCCAGACATAAACATGGAGGCACCCATTCCCGCAGCGCCCATGCCACCCATGGGACCGCGACCCTTGTAGGTCTGACTGAGCATTGCACCACCTGCGCCATACGTGGTGCTCTCGGGTTTTCTACCCCGCCCCATGAGTTTGCCCATGAGGAGCAAAGGGAGGATCATCTGTAGTCCAGGGATGCTAGTGATTTTTGAGATTGCCGCGGCCATATTTAGGAACGACGAGACTATGGGGGCCATGACGACTTTGAGTTGAGCGAAACCAGTAATCAGGTTTCTGACGATGTCTCCAATGTTCCCGATTGCCGTCTCAAATGAACTTAACGGGGCCGAGTTGATTGTTTTATTGAACTCAGTAAATAGATGGCCGAGTGTCTTGTTGAACTCGCTACCGATTGGCTTGAGGATCTTGGCGTAGAGCCTATCCCAGCCAGTTGAAAACTTCCTCAGCACATCACCCGTACCACCAAAGAAGTCCCTGACGGATTGACCCCAAGTCTTAAACGACGCATACCAGCCAGAGATCTTGCCCATGTTTGTATTGACTGAGTTGGCTAACTTGTCAAACATTCTCGTGATGGAGTTGTTGCCTGCGTCCTTTACGTCAAACAAAGTTGGGAATACCTTGCCGACTGTGCCGTTGATCTTCAAGATGAAGAGGCTGATCTCGCGTTCAATGATCGTGAGCGGCCTCTTAAAGCCCTTAAGCAACGGCTCGCCCATCCTCGTGAGCTGCTCCTTGACACCCATTACCGAACCCTTGAACCTAGCCATCAGGGTGTCGTTGATGTTGCCAAGAGCACCCTGGAATGGCTCGAGTGCCTTGAGTTTTCCTTCTTGAACCGTGTCAAAAAACTTCTTATAGGTGACAGATCCAGCCCTGGCTGCGGCCTCGCCCTTCTTTGTTCCACCGGCCATCTCGTCAAACGCCTTAGCCAACGCAGGCGATGCGGTCTGTAGTTCGGCGTAGGTCTTCGCAGTAACCTTGCCGTCCTTCTGTACCTGCTGAAATACTTTCTGAATACTGGCGAGTTTCTTGGGGTCGCCAAGCGAGTAGTTGGCGAGCCCGGCAAGTTGATTTCGGAACGATGCGTCGATTACTTGACCCTGTTCGGCGGCCGACTGCATAATGCTCGCCATCGTCTTCTGATCAAACATGGCAAAGCGCCTATCGGCAAAGAAAGCGTTACTCTGTGTTTTGGCGTTGCCTACCCCTCCAAGGATTGGGGCAAGTTTGACAGCCTGTACCTCCCTTATGGCGGCCAGAACCGTCGCTATCGCACCTACGGCGACACCGGCCGCGGCGCCAGTAGCACGCAGTAGAGCATGAAATCCCTTCATGGCGGTTTGACCGGCCCAGAGGGCGAGCTTCATTGCACCCAGCCCGGCGGTCAGAACCGCAAGCTCAATGCCGGCAAACTTGGCAAACTTACCGAGCCTGCCGAACATTTGACCCAAGGCCTGGCCCGACTTCATTAGGTTTTTCTGCGACTTGTCGTTGCCCCCCGTTTTCTTGGAGACATCGTCAAGTTGCTTGCCGTAGTTTTGGGCACCCTTGCTAGTGCCGCCGAACTGCTTCTCAAGAGCCTTGAGGCGTGCCTCTAGGGCCGCAATCCGTGCCTGCGCACCTGCGTCGTCGACATCAACCTTGATGCTTACGGATGCGTCAGCACCCCCTGGGATCATGCTCAAGTTTGGTCACCTCCTACGCAGAGACGGCGACCATTAGTTGCCCTGCCTCATTTTACTGGATTGAGCTTCATGGTCGCGTGCGACCACCTTAGCACAAGCGACCCGAAGCATCCAGTCAAAGTCGTCTGACCCGAGCACAACGAGAGGGTCTATATGAAACATCTCAGCGATCCGAGCCGAGGAGATGATGTGGGGTTCTTCAAGCAGCCAATCTAAGGCTGCTTCGTAGGGTCCACCTGCTCAACTGAGTCGTTAAACCCAGCTGCCTCCATTACGGCAAGTGCCGTTGCTTCAATGTGTGGCTCAACCACGTAGATAGCCCTGATGGCTTCCTGTACGCGATCCGCTCCAACCATCTTCATGATTTCGTCCGACCCGAATACGAGTTCAGCGCCACGTTCGTCTCTGGCAAGTTCGCCGTCCATAATGACGCCCGTACAAGTGTTGGCGAGTACATAGCAAGCAAACTTCGTTGCGTCCATACCGTTCTTGGTATCTTCGCCTGAGTTCCTGCGCCATGCACGAACCTGGTTCTGGTTGATGTTTGGTGAGTAACGAACCGCCATGCTGGGTCGTTCTGGAACCTCGAGGAAAATCTCGGGTCGGCGCACCTTCTTGGTGAGTTCGCTGCGCAGTTTGTCAAGTGTACTTTCGCCAGCATTGGCTGAACGCAAATACATTTCGTCGTTGTCAATATCTTCCATTTGTAGCCTCCGTAGTGTCGTAATAAGACAACTAGGAGACTAGCAGAGGATGTACGCCTCTTGCGTCAGGAGACGACTGTCGTTGCGGGGGTGGTCGTCGTGCCGGTGTAGGCAACGTCGGTTGACTTGCTGACCGAGAAAGTCAATGAGAAAGTTGCGGGTCCACCCGAAGAGGCGTCGCCGTCTGGCTCGGTGATGTTCACGAGGATGCAGTCTTCGTACTTGCGGGTGTAGCCAGTCTGATTGCCGTCTGCGTCAAGCGTCAAGATCTCAACCCTGAAGTATTGCTTGCCGACCTTGTCCCTGTAGTAGGAGATGACGGGTGCGTCAATGACGGTGTCAAAGTGTCGAGTAACGGTGACATCGCCGACCTCAATGACCGATGGGAGCACTTCCGGGAAGGTTGAGCCTCCGTCGTACACCTTTTCTACGGATGCCTGAATCTCTCCGCCAGAAACTTGCGAGAAATAAGTCCTCGTGGAACTGGTGAAGCTGTTTGATGTCGTGTCGGCTCCGCCCTTGCCAGCGATGGCAATAACTTTGGCGACTACCTGGCGTTGTGAAATCTTTGCCATTTTGTTTCGTTCCTTCTTCTCAGAGTGCTGCCGTGAGGCTTGACTTCGTAATCGTCAGAGTGATCAAGTCGGCCACTCCAGCGACGCGTACGCCGACCCTCGCAACAATCTTGCCTTGGGCAAGTTCGGTGATTGGGTTGAGCGCATCGGAAACCTCAATGGAGTAACCGCGGTCAACTTGTGAACCGAAAGCATCCACCATTGGGTAGAGGCCTCCGTTGTCCTTGACCGTATCGAGGATTGAGGTGATGCTTGAGGAGATTGCTCCGAAGAGATTCTTCCTGCTGTCGATTGGGCTGAACACATACTGTTCAAGAGCCTTCTCACAGGTTGTAGCGACTTGATTGACGGTGTCGCGGTAGGTGATGTACCGCCAGTTATTCTCGTCTGCCGATACCGAACGGGCACCGTAGATACGGATCTGTCCGTCAATGATTCGGATTGCGTTCACACGACCCTCATCAAGAACATTACCCACGCTCTTGTTGACCTTGGTTGCAGAACCATCCGAAACGAGACCAACGATAAACTTTGCGGCTGACGAAATGCCTGCTGCTGGCTTCCATGGTCCTCGATTGGCGACGATGTTCTTGGCCCTGACTGCGGCTACGTACGACTCCGGTGAGAGTGTCCTTGTTCCACCATTGCCGTCAGGTGCGGACACCATGGGCCAGTAGAAGGCAACATGGCTCGCTGCTGACTTTTCGCCAGCAGTAGTACCTGCGTATCCGCCGGCCGAAGTGATTGCATCATCTGCAGAATCTTCTTCATCAAAACCACAGATGGCGATCCTCTTTGTGGCTTCGGCATGATCCCTGAGTCCGGTCCAAATGGTTGCGCCATTCTTTTCGGGGATTGCTACGGCTCCAGTGCCAAGATCATCACCAAAGTTGTCTAATGCAGCGACAAAGTCGGCATTATCAAACGCGGCATTGTCAATGTCGTCATCGCCCGCCGAAAGGGTCTCGGTCTGAGTATCAAGCATCAGGCTTGAAGCACCAGCGGTAGCGACTACTAGGTGAGGAGCGGTGTTGTTGATGAGGGCGATTGCGGCCGCCGTTGACGCAAGACTTGACGAACTCACAACAGTAACGCCGTCAACCTTGACTGCGAGTGAGAAAGTGGTACTGGCGTTGATGATTTCCACGTCAACACTTGACGACCATGAGCCGGGGTTTGCGGCCGTAACGGTCATACAAACATCTTCATCAACATCAAGGAAAGTATTGCTTCCAGCAGTTGCGCTTGGCCCGACGAGCCTCTGAACGACGGCGCGAACGCCACCTTCCTCAAAGAATGTCTCTAGGTGTTGGTGAAGTGTGCAGTTAGAATCGTATCCACCGAACTCGTTCTCAAAATCTGCCATACTGCGGACAGCAAACGGCGTAGCAGTACGACCGCGAAACGCGGTTCCGACCACGAAGAATGTGCTACTAGGGGCGACTTCCACCCCAGTGCCTCCGACTCTAACTCCTGTGTTAACGACTACGCCGGGCATCAGTTCTCCTTCGCCACTTTTGGCCTTGATGGCCTTTTCGACTTGTTCTCTTCTTGGTTTTCGGGTTCTTCGCCCATTGTCTCGCCTAAGTCCTCAACGGGCGCTTCAACCTCTTCCTCAACGACCAGCGTTTCGGTTGGGGCTTCTTCCTGCTTCGGTGCTTCTGGCACTACTTCTACCTTGGGCTCTTCTGCCTTCGGAGGTTGCGGGGCAGACTTTACCACCACACGACCACTATTTATAGCAGATGTCAAGACGGGATCGGACGAGTCGGCCTCAGCGGTTGAACGAGCCTTTACGATCGCCCCACTGGACGAGATGACGACGGCTTTTTGCGTCATGTTGAAGATCAAGACCTTTGCCACGTGCGAATCCTAACCCAATCAACCTTCGTCCGGGGACAACACCCCGTACTCGCCGGAAATATCGGTGATTGTGCCGTTTGCGGAGCCATCGGTCGGGTCTATTTCTGTTGCCGTTGGCGTAAACAGGTTGGGCCTCGTTATGGCCTCGTCTAGCGACAATGTATAAGCAATGAACGAGCCGGCAACGGCTCGATCACCCTTGACATAGGTGATGTCCGAGAACTCTTCCCGCATTGAGGTTTCGTCAATGAGGAGTTCATGATTCTCGTCGTCAAGCGACGAAAGGGACTGCCTATCCAGGAGCGCAGAACGGATGACGGTAGTCAACCTGTCCCTGCTCTCTGTAGCGAGTTCGGCGTGGGACTGCCTGACCCAGATGTATGTCCTCATGTTGTAGGCAACTCGATAGACGGGGTTCATTCCGTCGGTGTAATCCGACCTAGTCATGGACGGAGTTGAGAGGGCGACCGTAATCAGCATGGGCCAATGGTCAAGAGCTGGCGGCTCATACGAGAAATACTTCTCAGGAACGGGTAGGCGTTCTGAGTCAAGTTGCCACAGGTTCCTGTATCCGATGATGCGTTTTGGCAAGTCTTCCTGAAGGTAGTAGGACACATACTCCTTTGCTGACCACGGTCCGGACATCATGGGAATAACGCCCTAAGGTCGGCCGAGAATGTGTTCGGCATGATGTGCGCCCTAATGCGCCTAGCCATGAGGTCAGCAAACCCGGCAGGCTCAAAGACGATCTCACGTTGAGGCAACCTGCCCTTGAGGCTTCCGTATTGGTGAAATGGAGCGAGCCTGTTACTGATAGTCAACCTGGCTTCTTGAGCACCCACATCGCCACGGGCGGCCAAGACGGCGGCGCGAAGCGACCCGTTGTTCACGAGTATGGGGGCAACCGGCGGATAGCCGTGCTTCGCCCTCCACAGGCTGGTCGTTGGTGCTAGTGGTTTCCAACCTCCGACCATCGAGCCGCTGGAGTCAAAGTTCTCCTGAAAGGCTGTCCTGAGGTAGTTCACACCTTCTTGCAGTGGGATGCGGTATGAACCCATATTTCTGCGCATGGCTGAAAGTTCCGTCGTATCTGCGGAGACCGAGATCTTGACGGTGACTTGACTCATATTTGCTTACGCCTGAACGCGTCAAGGCCAGCCTTGTCTGCCTGGGTCAAACCGATCTCGGCAATAGTGGCGGCCCTGTTCTGAAAGTCCTTGAGACCCACAACGTCGTCGGTCATGTTCTGCATTTCCCTAGACGCGGCACGGATCATGACCTGTTTGATGAAGGCGTTCGCCGGGAGGCCAGCCTCATAGACGACCTCAATCATGTCGCCGGCCCAGACGGAGTAGAGATCAAGTCCGTACTTCCTCACAAGATACTGCTGACCCTCGTTGAACTCAACGGGATCGGGCGTTGGATATCCGAACGGATTCAGTATCACGCTTGAGACGGAAGTGATCGGCGCATTTGCCAAGTGGATGGTGTAGGTCGGCATAAGAACGCGGATATTGGCATTAGTGGTGTCCAACGAACGGTCGTAGAAGTATGACTCGGTGTTGATGTAGAGGGTGTCCTCGGGGACGATGTGCGTCTCCGTAAACTCCCTAATCTCAACGGGGCGGTTGATGTACGCCTCGATCTCGGCCTGTACACCAGCGAGGACGAGTTCCGCCGCATCCTGTTGCCTGTTGGTCAACTCGCGATCCATGTAGGCAGCGAGCTCGCGTACTGTGACGAGCACTTTTGCCTCCTAATCAGTTGTTGTTGTTCGTGCCGCGGAGTCTGCCAGCAACATTGCGCAATGCCCTTGAAAGGATATTGCCCTGCCTTCTTGACCTGTTGCTATTGCGTGGAGGGCGAGTATTTGACTGCCTTGGCGCGGCGGTGCCACTAGGGGCGGTTGGTGAACGAGGGGTTGAACTTGGTGCCGGCGTCTCGGGTGCTCCAGGGGGATTGTCAAGAGCCCTGCCGGCTCCAGTACCGGGTACGGGGGGTGCCAAAATACTCTCGCCAGGTACGCCGAATCCGGTTGGGTTCAGTCCGCCATTGCTTGTATCGTAAAGGACGCCGGGGCCAAAAGCCATGCCCTGTTCGGTGTCTGCTCCAACTCTTCCTTGAGGCACTTTGGTACTCCCCTGCGTGTCAACTTCGTACGCGACACCATACCACAGGCCACGGTTCTGTTAGTTATCCCTGTTTGCGGGTCTCTCAATGGAGATGTCCCCGGCAACTGCCGTCCCGGGTTTCGGTGCTTCAACCGGCACCCAACCGCGGGAGTAGGTGTGTTCTTTGATGGACTTTCTCTTGAGGTAATACCCCTCAACGAGAACCTCATATTCGTCGTTGGTCATAACGAGAAGGTTCTGTACGGTACGCCTGTCGTACTTATTGGACGCAATCACCCATTTGAGCAAAGCCGACAGTTTGGTGGCGACCACCATGCCTTTTGCCCTGTTCATTCTGACGTGCATAATCATGGCGTCAACTTCGTCGCAGGACACCCAGACAACAGGAACTTGATCGCCGACCTTGGCCATCACGGGCTTCTGCTCCTTAGCAATAACCCATCTGAGGTTGCCGTCGATGATCGTCCTGTCCTCAACCCTGACTATGAGTGGTTGCAACCAACCCCAATCGGCGAGCGACTGCAAGAGCAGCCTCTCGTCAGGACGCAATAGGTGCGACGATGCCCAGGGGGCGGGTTTTAGTGAGTCAATATGTACGGTCTCAATGTTTAGTGTCATTTCATTCTCCATCCTGTGCCGCAAGATATTCCTGCTCGGCGGCTACTTTCCTCTTCCAGTCCTTAGTCTTCGGCCCAACGGGTCTCGCCGAAGTTGTATGGAACTCATTCATAACCAATGTCCTGATGAGCCACGAGATCGGATAGGAGACAGGGTCGTTGATGTGCTTCTTCCTGAAGTCAGCAACGGCCGCCTGTGCCGCCCTCTTGATTCCCGGAGTGAGCATATTCTGCTCAATACACCTCTTCACACCGTCCCAGCCGTCGGCGGCATAGTCGGCGATGTAGGCGTCCACATCAAACTCGGGCCAGAGCCGATACTGCGCATCCACCTGAGGAAAGCAGTCGTAGAGTCTGTCAAACCACTCGGGTTCGGCGGCCGTGTAGTCCCTTAGTCTTCTGATTGCGACCGAGTGCAGTGGGATGCCGACACGCTGTACACCACCAACCATGGCGGCGACGTCGTAGTACTCGCACCACTCTGCGCCGTGCTCCTCCTGAATGAACTTCAGCACATCGGCTGCAACCCAGTCGTAGATCGGCTTGGCAAGCATGAGTGGTATTGACTTCTGAAGTTTGTACGGCCTGGTGATGTAGTTCTCGTTCAACTTGTTCACCACCGAACGGAAACGAACCATCGACTCGTTTGCTCGCACGCCCGTGATGAAAGCGGTGCGCCCCTTCTTGCCTTGCATTGTGTAGTAGTCGATTGGCTCGGGGAGTGGCTTATCTGCGCCCATCCCAAAATGCCCGGCGTGGATTGCCCACGATGGCATTGGCCTAATGAGTCTGCCCTGAAGCCTGCGCATCTCTGACCACAACAAGACATACTCCCTCTTGCCGAGAACCCAGCACTCCTGCCCAACGGGCAAGCAGTACCACTCCATATCAACCCAGTCAAAGTTCCTGACTTTCTCAATGAAGTCAACGACGAGTGGGCTGACCATTTCCTCGTCTCGGAATATGACCTTCACCGGCCCGAGGCCACGCTCCTCGTGGAGTTCCTTCGCCAGGTACAAAACTGCCGTTGAGTCCTTGCCTCCGGAGAACTGTATGCACACCGTGTCAAAGGTGTCGTAGATGTGTTTGATTCGTTCCCTTGCTGCGTCAACGCATGACATATCAAGGAACATTCTCTGCCTAGACATCGTTGTCCTCCTTATTCTGAGACATCTTCTCGTCTGCTTGCTCCCATGTCATGGGAACTATGACGGGTCTTGCGCCGCACTTGCCGCAGTTCCCCCATCTGCCTCCGTTGTAGTGCCCTTTGTGTAGACGGCAACACTCAACGACTATCTCGGGGCCAAACTTGCTCGTCAAAACCTTGCGCCATAACTCGGTCAATGCGGTTCTTCCTTGTCCACTTTTCCTTGGAACGGGTCGCTCCAACGGACGATCGTCCCCTGTGGCTGACCCGAGGCATATGTCTTGGAGGGAACACCGAAAGATGAAGACTCGTACTTCTCGACCCTCTTTATACTCCCATCGGGAAAGAACTCAACGCTCTTTACTAACGGGCAGGCGGCCGGGGTGTGTGGGCCGTGTCCGCAGTATTCGCATACGGCACTCATCTCAGACCTCGCTGTGGGCGTCAATGAACGACATGACTTTGGATGCGATCGTGTCGCCGTCGTATGCAGGGCTCGCCCTGAGCCACTTCACAAAGTCCCACCATCTGCTCATCTGCGCATTGTCATCAAACACGAGGCTGAACGAGAATACGGCTTGCTTGCCGCCACCAGAAGAACCAGCTGCCGCCGCACCCTGTGCCGCCGTCGCCCTCTGATCGCTGGCTGGAGGGGCGGTGTACTGCTTCGTTCCGTCGTCCCTAGTCTCGACACCCATCGGCATGACGGGATCCATGAGAACCGGCGGGATATATGCGCCGGCGGCACCGTTGCCGTTGATGGAACTATAGAGCTCCTCCAGGTCGGTACCAATGGACGCAACCTCGTACTCGTCCCAACCTACTGCCTCAAAGAGTTCGGAGAAATCTTCGTTGACTGTTGAAAGGATGTCGTGGAGAAGTGCCGGGTCTGTGCGCCCAAGGTCAGCAACCCTGTTGTCTACGAGCGCAAAAGCAGCCGCCCTTTGGTCATCGCCGTCCATTTGTACGGCAGCAATATGAGACCATCCGAGACGCTTGACCGCCTGTAGTTGGTGGTTGCCAGCTACGACGACATAAGTGCCGTCGGGCTGTGCTTTCACCACGATGGGCTTGACCTGCCCGAACTCTTTATAGGACGCCGCGATCGCGTCGACGTTACCGATGCGCGGGTTTCCGGGCAACGGTTCGAGAAGTTCAACAGGCAGGGCAAGATCTTGAAGTGCGGGGTTGATGTTGTGGTTCACGACATCACCTGCGCCCTGACATTTGCGTTCAGAGTTCTGAGCGCGTCGATTGACGACCTGATGCTAGCGAGTTTCTCGCGTTTTGCACGAACTAACGCATCGGCGATCTTCCAGTCCATATGCGGATCAGATATCTGATAGTCGGCCCAGGCCTCGCGTTCCTTGATTGAACCCTGAGCCGAAAGGTACGCCTTGGCCCACTCTGACTTGAACCGGGATTCTTTCTTGGCAGCGTCAATCGACAGAGTCTCAAAAGTCTCCGTCTCCGACTCAAGGTCGCCGATCAACCTAATGATCTCTTCCTCAATGTCTACTTGGCTGATTGGTGCGTTCCTATTGGTCTTCATTTGTACCTCAGTGCTATGCGGACGGAAATCCCGACCAGTCAATCTTGTCTAGTGCCGTCATATTGACCGCAGGCCAATCATATTCGCTTTCACCTAGATGCGCTAGTCCCATTTGACGCAATATCCACGCATCGCACATATCGTCAGCTCCCTTTCCACTCCATACAATCCCGGTTCTGGCCGAGATGGAAGAGACAACCTCGTTCTTGGACGCGTTCCCTTTGCCTGTGGCAAACTTTGCTCGACTTGTTGGAGGTACGTCAATGTATGAAACCCCCGCTTCATAAAGAGCAAGTCTCACTACGCCACCTAGTTCACCCAATGCGTGAGACTGACTATTCCGAGAAGAGAACGAATAACCCTCCACCACGACAATCGGGTCGTTCTGTGCAGCGACAACAAGCATGACCCCATCTCGGATGTCTGCTAGGCGTTCCATCCCTTTTGTCTTGGCTTGATAAGCAAACGAACCTTCCTTTGAGCAAACTCCCGTTGAGGTGAGGCTGAGGTCAAGTCCAATAATGCCAGGCATTGGCGGATACTACCAACCTTTGTCTAGTAGCTGGCATCAAATCTTCTTGTTATATTTCTTTCACCAACCCACGAAAGGACATCAAATATGTCGACAGCAGTACTCGCCCCCACAACCATCACGTTAAACATTGCTGGCGGACTAGCCACCACGAGCATCGTCACGATGGCAATGCCCTTCGCCGGCAAAATCACTGGTGCTTATGTCGCTGTGACCACGGCCCCAGTAGGCTCCGCTCTTACCGCAGACCTCAAGGTCGGCTCTGATGTAGCAGCGGCGTTCTCGATTGCCGCCGCTGGAACTTCGGATGAAGGAACACTTACTGCAGCCAACTGCGACTTCGCAAAAGGCAGTCTTGTCAGTCTTGATGTATCAGCTGTCGGTTCAAGTACCGCCGGCTCAAACATGACGGTTGCTTTCACGGTTGTTGAAGGCTGAATAAACTTCTGAAAGGATCACCCCACTCTTGACGAGTGGGGTGATTTTTTTATGTCAAAATCCCAACAATCCAACACAGGAGAAACAAATGTCCGGCATCATCGCACCGTCAATCGTGAACTACGACTGGACCGTCAAGGAAGGCGACACTTCTTACCTGAATGTGTCTTTCCCATTCCGAGTCAAGATTGAGAAAATCTGGTTTACTACACAACAGATTTACAGCGCAACTAGCGGTCTTTGGGGTACCACAGACAACGGCACTGTGGACATTGAGACAACCGATCGACGACTGTCCCTCGCAGTGATTAAAGCCAAGAACTCCAAGACACAGCACGGCATTTATGACAACCCGACAGATTGGATGTTCGGCTTTGAGGATCTTGCCTATGACGTTTCGCCAGACGAAGACCTCAAGCCAACAATGTGGCTTGGAAACCCAGATGACGCCGCCGGCAACATTGGGGCATGGTCCACGCAGCCGTATTTCGGCAACGGTGTACTTGACCTGCGGAGCACCGCGGCAACGCCTATTGACAAAGCCCGTGCAATCAACTACAGCTGGAACGAGGCTGAGTGGAACGCAAATACATACCTCGCAGATGTTGCGGTCATGAACACCGACGAGTTCCTTCAGTTGTTCGTTTATGCTCACAGTGGCGACTGGACTGGGTACGAAGATGACGCAAAGGTCACAATCTCGGTTGCCTATTCTGGTATGTCTGACGAAGAAGCAGTTTCTGCTTCAGCCAAGACATGGCTTGAATGGTGGAACGACTAATCTTGCCGCATGGCAATGAAGATGATCTGGTTCTGGAAAGGGCCACCACTTAATCAACGATGGTCACTTGTTCGTAACTATGAAAGCGACGAACATCCAAAGCCATCAACTGTTGAGTCCGATTCGTGTCCAACCAAGTCCGAATACTTTTCAGGCTCCTCCCTATGCGAGGACGGTCACCTTTCCGTTGATCTCAACGATGGTCAGTATGACGGTGCTCCAGCAACTTGGTACGCACTAGAGGAGAACAGCACCCCTGTTTCCATGGTTGCAATCCATGCGATAGTCAGCGATCTGTTCACTCCGGGGTGTGTTGTTGATCTGAAAGATGCGGTAGAGGCTGGCCTCAAGCCATCAGACAGGGCAGGGTTCATAAAGTGGTTTAGAGAAGATTCACGGATTCAACAGGTGTTTGTATCGCCGAACTGGCGTCGACAAAGAATCAGCACGGTTCTCTTTGGTGTTGCGGACATTATTATTATCTCAGGGGGTTACGGCCCGTACCTGAACGGCGGGGACGTCACCACACCTGACGGTGAAGAACTGCGTAAAGCGTGGAGCAACTCCCCAAGGGTCACCCCTCGTATCGGGTCAGTGCTTCCCTATGAGTCGTAGGCGTGCTTCGCTAGACCTAGATCAAAGGCGAGTTGTGGCTCGTTGCCGATCCTGCGATGGCACTCCCGGCAGACGCACATAAGGTTTGACTCGTCAAGTATTGACCCGCCCTGCGACCGCCTCACGAGTTCGTGGACATCAACGGACGGTCTGCGTATATAGACCATGAGGTCGTCGTACGCAGCGAACTTAGGGCATGCCTCGCACCACCGTCGTTCCGACAGCAACCTGGCCACGAGCGGGCGGCGGAGTTTGTACTCCTCCTCCTTCTTCTTGGACCTATTCCTCAATCGTCAAGTTCTTCCGAAAGTTTCTTAGTGTCAATCTCGGCAAACTTCCATACGCCGGCTAACGACAACCAAAGTGCCTCGTCAATCTGCGTTGGGTCAATGCCAAAACCTTCAGTCATCTCTCGATGTTTCTCAATGGCCCTGCGCAATAGTGGGACATCTTCATCGTCAACGGCATCGTGAGCAATGTTGATGCGTTCGCACTCATCAAGCCTTTTCTCTACGTGATAACGGAAACGGAGTACTTTTTTCTTCCGTTCTTCCGATGAGGCTTGAGCTTCGGCCAACAACCTGATCCCATCGTCGCCGAGAGACCCGTATAAGCCTTGATCGTCTTCCTCGTGCTCCTCAATCTCCCTGACCTGCTGATCAAGATTATTGAGAAGGGCAAGGATGTTGACCATCCACCTGTCTCGGTTGTCGGGGAGGCGGAGATATCTCTTCTGCTCGTCGGTCACTTTGTTCTTGACATCGTCTGCGACGAGTCTTGCGAACTGATCGTCGGGCATCATGGCTTCACCGTTCCCAGGCAGGGCAAGTCGGTTTGTAGGAGCACCAATCGCAGAGTTTTGTTCTGTTCGTGCTGAAGTTGTCTGTATCGCATGATTCTCTTAGTTCTTCCCAGACCCTGGCGACCGTCTCCCTGGTCTCGGCCCTGAGTTGTTCGGTCGCTTCATACACTACCCGAGTCCCCTTGCCCTTCAGGTAGATGAGCTCGGACGAACCTACTGGGAAACCCTTGTTCTCCTCAACGAGATCGGCGTAGATCATGAGTTGGATCTTCTTATCTCGGTCGTACGGAGGCTTGGATACCTTGCCCGTCTTGTAGTCCCCAATGGTGACGACACCGTCGGTGACACTCCACCTGTCAATGAAACCGAGGACCGGCACACCGGCGACATGACCCCGCACCTCATCTTCAATACCAGCAAGGTCAACCTCGTTGGGGTCTTCAAGGCCAAAGTAGTTCTCTACGCACTGCCATGCGTTCCAACGCATCATGTGTTGTGCGTAGGCGGTTAGCCCGAGCACGTCCTCGGCGTGCTTCTGCCATTTGTCGTGCCATATCTGCACCATGGTCGCCCTGGCAAAAGCCACAGTACGCGAGCCCTTCTCCTCCTTGAATAAGGCTTCGAGAACCTCGTGCGTCATGTTGCCAACGGCCTGCGCCTCGGTCTGCTCATCCGGGATCTTGTCAATCCTGCTGAGCTTGAACTTCAACGGACACTGCATCCATGTTGAGATTGACGACGGCGAAAGCCTCTCGGGCATCTGCGCCACGGTTCAGTCTTCCTTTGTCGTTGCGCCGAGTTTGATCCTGAGGATCTCCGCAACACAGGCCTTGAGTTGAGCCTTGGTAGTTGAGCCACCGCGCTTTGGCTTCGGCTCATTGGGGTAGGTGTTCTGCCACCACTCTCCGAGTGCAGCCTTCTCACCCTTGTCCATGGCAGAGATGTGTTCATCAAAGGCATCCCACATTTTGTCCTCGTCAGACTTTCCGGCCGCCTGTTTGACGGGCTTCTCGGCAACAGGTGCCACCGGTGGCTCGTACGCCTCGTCGGCATAGATTGCGTCGTCGGTACGTGCAAGGTAAAGACCGAGGCCGATCTGCTGTAGTGCCTTCTTGAGTGCGTCAGAAACTGCGCCCTTGAACTCATCTCCGAGGTCAAGGATCTCGCCGGTCTTCTTGCGTTTGACCGCCTGCCCGCCCACGCCATCGTAGGTTGCGTGGATCTTTTCGTTCGTCTGATGACTCGGCACGATGATGGTGACACGGACATGAGCAATCACCCAATCAGGGTCGAGTGCGTCGCGGCCAATGCTGATCACTTCGCTGGACCAGTTGCCAATGCCGATCACTTTGTTCATCTTGTTGATGACCTCGGCGATGGGAAGATAGGTCAACGCCCGACCGCTCTTGTTGACGGTTCTCTCCATCTCTACTGGAAATGGATCAGATAGTGCTAGGTAAAGTTCGTTATTGTTCATTTTCATTCCTCCGGTGATTGTTCTTCTTGTGAAAAAGCGACGCCCATATTGCGTACAACGAGCGATGTTTTGGGCTCGCCCACATCGCAATACTCATCGGCTACGAGGCCGATCTTTGACAGGTTCTTGACCCGCCAGTAGGACACTGCGCCATAAGAGAGCATCTCAAGCATCATCTGCTCCGTACTCTTCATGACCTCGCCTGTGTCCATGTCAATGGACGACGCCATGATCCTCTTGGCAACTTCGTCCGCAAGTTCATTGTGTCTCCACGACTTCCTCGGTGCGCCAACTTTCTTCTCGATCATCTTGTTGCCCGATACGACTTCAGGGTTTTCACCCATGACCTCAATCAAGAGTGATGAGGCGTATTCCCAGGCATCGGCAAGTCGCACCTTGATGTCGTGGATATCAGCTATTAGTGATGCGAGCGACTCTTGGTCGCCTGCGTATTGTTCGGCCTTCTCGTGAGCCTGCTCAATGAGCACCTCAATAGAAGAGCGCCAGCTCTCGTCGTTCATTATTCCTCTTTCAATAAGTTAGGTGTATCTACTAGACGATGATCGTAACACGATTCCGTTGAGGAAGTCCAAGCCCTGCCAAAAAAGTGTAAGCACCCACGGCAGAGTCCACCTGGTCGTCATGGTTGCAGGCTTCTGGGAATGACGACATCTCGTCAAGCCATTCGGTCAGCCACGAGCCAGCAAGCACCCGCACATTCCCGTTGGCGCAAGCAGCGGCAAATGGCCTAGCCCTTGTTGCTTTGTCGCCGGTAGCTCTGATGCCCATGAAGTCATACCCCGGGACGACATACCTTGCGTATTGGTCAAGAAGGTTTTTGCCGGCAGATCCTGGCTCCTGCTCCACCCTGATTGAGACAGTCGGCCCATCGTCGGCCGCCGTCTGCGCAATGAGGCGTTCTACGGCTTCGCCCTTACCCCTAATCCTCTTCACGTCCATGATCCAGGCGATGCCTTTGTCAAACATCATCAACGTACCCACGGTCCAGTCGGGATCGGGATTACTGTACGAAGGCTCGGTCGCCGCCATGTCCCAGAACCTGACCACTCGGGCTGAACTCGTTGAGAACTCGGGCATCTCAAATGGGTCAATGATGACAAAGTCCTGCCTTTGGAACATTGAGCCGAGGGATGTAACCCACCAGTCTCCGTCCTCAAGCCTGCGTCGTTCAATCGGGTCGAGTTCGGCGAGTGCCTTTCTGTACGAGTCGGGGTCAATGCCGGGGTTGTCGGTCAACTTGGATGGCACGAAGATCCTGCCGTGCGTTGACCCTTCAACTAGAAACCTTTGCCTAACCCAGTTCGGAGCGGGGTTGGATGCGCACCTCATTCTGAGTGGAACCTGAGACAATGGGCCAGATGATGGACGACGGAGTCGAGAGAACAGGTAACGGTAATCGGACTCACGGATTTCGGTGACTTCGTCCATTCCGATGAACTGAAGTTCAACACCCTTGTAACGCAGGTAGTCGTCCTTGTTGTTTAGGTAGCCAAAGCCGATCCTTGCCCCCGACGGAAAGGTTGCGGTGTAGGTGTTGGCGTTCCAGCGAATATCGTCGTGAGGGGCAATCCACTCTCGGAAACGGTCCATGAGGGCGCCGGGCAAGGTGAGGTCCTGAAGTGTGCGCCTGAAAAGCAGGGCAGAATAACCCGGAATATCCACATATTGCATGGCGGCCATAAGTAGAGCGGAAGACTTGCCACCGCCGGCTGCGCCACCGAATAAAGCCTCCATGGCGTTCGTCCGGAGAAATACCTGCTGCTGAACCGAAGACTTCTCGGGGCAGTACGGTGGTTCTTTTGGCTTCAGAAACCGCAGTATTTCTTCCCAATCTTGGGTCATATCACTCCGTCTAGTAGTATCTGTCCTGCCCACATCTATGAGGAATGTAAGGTGGTAGTGTGAGATTACCGCGCCGCATGTTGCAAAAGATCAAAGACGGGATTGGAGGCAGGGGTTTCGTGGCCTACTTGCTTCTAATATCCTTCGTCGTATGTACCCCAATCGGGGTGTTTTTCTACTCCACTGGAGCAGGCTTTGTGTCAATCGGTGCCTGCTCGCTTATCGGTGCAATGATCCTCGGAGCTGAATAATGGCCTGGAATACCGGCGGAAATAAGTCACTATCTAGCGACTCAGTCAAAGTCATCCCGCCTGGTGCGCCGATCTCGACCAACCCATCGTACTCAGTCCGTGGCTATCACGACTCATGGGATATTGAGAGGGTCTATAGGGACGGCGTCAAGAAAGTCACCTGGGTTTATCGTTGTATTGACGCGATTGCGGGCAATCAGGCGCGTCTGCCAATCATGGGCCATAAGGACAACAAGCCTGGTGGCGAGGTTGTCAAAGATGCCGCCATTCTTGACATTCTGAACATGAGAGCGAATGTTGGCGAAGACTCATTTGCTTTCAGATACAGGCTCTCGGCACAGTTGCTTACCTCAACCAGGGGTGCGTTCGTTGAGATTATTAGGGGACGCGGCGGCAACCCTGTCGCCCTCCACCTACTCCCCCCGCAGTTCACATCGCCAATCCCTGATCCTAGAAAGTTTGTCTCTGCTTTTGAGGTCAGGCTTCCCAATATGTCGGTTCAGTATGTCAAGCCCGAGGACGTCCTTTGGTTCAAGCATCCACACCCACTTGACCCCTATTTGTCCATGACCCCACTTGAGGCAGCTGGCATAGCCGTTGAACTTGAGTCGCTGGCAAAGTTTTACAACAGGAACTTCCTCGTGAATGACGGCAGGCCAGGTGGGCTATTGGTCGTCAAGGGCGAAATGGACGAAGACGACAAGGACGAACTCAGGTCACGATTCCGCGGCAACATCGGTCGAGCCGGTGCGACATCAGTCGTTGCCTCGTCTGACGGAGTGGACTACGTTGACACAGGAGCGTCGCCTCGCGAGGCGTCCTACATTGAGATGAGGCAGATCTCCAAAGAAGAGATCCTGTCAGCTTTCGGTGTACCTGAGTCTGTTATCGGCAACGCTGCCGGACGCACTTTCTCCAACGCCGTAGAAGAGACCAGGGTATTCTGGCTTGAAACGATGCCTCAGCACCTCGAGATGCTTGCCAGGGGCATGGACGCCCTTCATCCAGATCTCTACTTTGACTTCGATGTATCTGGCGTACCAGTGTTGCAAATGGCAAAGAATGAGGCCGAACGTTACCTCATGCAAGAGTTTGGCTCTGGACTCATTACGGCAAACGAGTATCGCCTCGGTACAGGCAGGAAAAAAGTTGACTCCGAGTTAGCCGACTCCATGCTCGCCAACCCAAACCTCACTCCGATCGGTAATACCGAGAAGAAGCTCGAGCCCCCGGCACCTATGGGCGCACCTGGTATGCCTGGCGCACCTATGCCCGGAGCAGAAATGCCACAGGAAGAACTCCCACCCGAGGGTGAAGTCAATACCGCTGGCGGAGAAACAATGGCAACCCCAGAGTCGGCGATCGTACCTGACACCGAGTTATCGGCGTCGTCGTCTGTCGGCGCATGGGCAACTAAGCAAGCACCGAACAACACCATGGATGACTCTTGGGATACCAAGGAACTCGGTGACTCCGATAGGTGGGCCGAGATCCTTGACAACAACCTTGAACGTTTCTTTGAGCGCCAACAGCGCGTCGTGCTTGAGAAAGCGACCGGCGCAAAGTCAAGGAAGGCAATGATTGCCGGGACTCTGGAGGTCGGGCAGGTGTTTGACATTGAGGTATGGAACAAGCAGATGCGCGACGATGTCAGACCGTTGGTCAAGTCCATCGTTGAGGACGCTATGAAGACCGCCAACGAACGCACCGGTATGCCGATGGATTCCTCCGAGGAAGAAGTTGACCAATATGTGGACGAGCAAATGGCGAGGATGGAGAAGTCAAACGACTCCACCAAGGACGAGATCGCCGCGGCCATCATCGTCGCCGTTGCAATGATGAAGGACAATGAGGAAGACGGTCATGTACTTCTTAAGGCGGCCATCATCGCAACCTTTGCGCACCTTCTCGCCAAGAGGAAGCGCACCATCGCTGAACACGAGGCACAGACCGCATACAACGCAGGAATGTGGTACGGAGGAAAGCAAGCGGGCGCAATCGGTAAACGTTGGGTAACTCGCAAGGACTCTAAGGTTCGTTCAGAACACAGGTTGCTTGAAGGCGACAGGATTCCCCTTGCCGACGGATTTAAGGTCGGACAGTACGAACTCAGGTTCCCAGGCGACCCGTTGGCCCCGGCACACCTCACCATCAACTGCCGTTGCAGACTGAGGTTTGACGTCTCCTAGTACTTGACGTTGGTCTTGAGCGTGGCGACTTCTGCGTGCGCCTCTTCAAGCCGAACACGAAGTGACTTCACTTCGTTGATCAAGGCCGGCAGGTCAATGACGAAGAGCAGTTCCCTCGCCGAGAAAGTGTCATCGGGCTTGCCCCACAGGAGTTTGTCGAGGCGTTCTTCGGCACGGGCTACGACGTCGTCGTTCACCACGAGTCCTTTGGATCTTCACCGACCGCTGACTTTGCGGCGAGATACCTAACACCGAGCCACTCGGCAACATTGGCGACGACGCCATTGCCACACATCCTGTAACGGTGCGTGTCGGCCATCTGCACGAGTTCACCCTTG